AGTAAAAAGAACACTTGCATCTACATCTTCTATAGCATTCTTTTTGTGTAGCTCTGCGTATGGAAGAATTGCCCAATCTTCTTCCTTCCATATTTCATCAGTCACTCTGACTAAAGGGTTTATACTGTGTGTTGCCCTTTTCAAATTTGTAAAGAAAGTTTTGTTTTTACGAGTAGCTTCATGATTTCCATCATAAATTATTGTTCGTTTTCTAACTCCCCTTACAAAATCAAAATACAACGTAAGTTCGTCCATAGAAGGGACTCGATCAAACAAGTCCCCGCCTATGATATGCAGATCAACATCTTTTTCAATCTCTTTTATCTGTTCGAAAAACATTTGATATCTTGCACATGCCCATGCTGTTGGAACATTTTTCTGTCCCAATTTAATATGCCAATCTGCTGTAAATAGAATCATGCTACGAATTCTTCTCCTGGTGTCCAAGCACAGCCAGTTAATCCACCAGCTTTAAGTGCCTGTAAAGTTCTTAATATTTCGTCTGCGTTTCTTCCTGTATCAAGAGCATTTACAGATACGTGCTGTATCACTCCTTCAGGATCTACCAAGAAAGTTGCTCTGTAACAAACACCTTCTTCTTCGTTGACGATTCCTAGTTTTGTTGATAGTTTTAGACCGCAGTCTGCAGCTAAAACGTGTTTTATATCTCTAATAAGAGCATTATCTTTTTTCCATGCTAACTTACAGAACTCATTATCTCCGCTAACTCCTATTACATCAGCTTCTTCAATAAGTGCGTCCATTGCTTGAATCTCTGTAGGACAGATGAAAGTAAAGTCTTTTGGATAAAAATATACTACACTCCATTGTGAAGGTGCTAATACTTCTACATCAATAATACTATTCGTGTCATCTATTCCTTGCATAGAAAAGTTTGGAAATTTTTGTCCTACTGTATACATAATGTCTCCTATGATATATCAAACTCATCACTAATAGACTCATCTGGTGTAGAGTTATCTGCACCTTCTCTTAATCTATCAAGTAATTCTTTTTGTGCGTCTGGAGTAGGTCTTGGTAAGACATCGTCCATTGATTTTAGATCTGCTACTAATTCAAGTTCTGCTTCATCTAAAGCTCTTGGTTTGCACTTGAGAGCTTGTAATTGATACTCAACATTATAAGCCATTGGCCCAGTTTTTACTCTTTTGAAGTAAACATCCCAACCAGTTTCTGTATCTGTTGGATCACCAAGATCTTCTGCAGCAACCATAATTTGCTCTAATAGTTTCTTTTTAAGGTTTAATACTTTTACTTTACCTTCGTGTATGCACTGAATTGCATAACTCCAACCGCATTTGAGCTCTGGGTGATATTCTCTAACCCAATCTTTCTCTATGTTGTTAAAGGATTCTGTGTTTCTGTCGAATGACAGACATTCGAAAGGTAAGTTTTTGCCGTTTTCGCCTTTTAGCCAGTAGACATATCTTGGTAACATATCTCCGACTAATCTTACTTTGTTGTCGCCTTCTACATAAGTGTAGCTATCGATTTTATTTTTTTGGGCTTCGCCCTTTGCTTGATTAAAGCTTAATGCCATTTCATTTCTCCTATGGTGACTTCTTCAAATTTGAAGTGAATACGATCATCTTCAATCCAAAGTAGTCTATTTCTGTTTATAATGTCCTCATTTCCTGTAAAGTGAAAGAGGTCTAAAGTGGTATCTTTTGTGTTTTGATACTCGTAATAGTTGCGTAGTGATGCGATACCTGCATACTGCACAATCTCGCTATCTGAATATCGCCTTCTCTGAATAAACAAGGGTTTAGGATTCACAATAAAACTGCTACCATGAAAACTTTTAGTCCAATACTTGAATATTCTGTCATTTCTATGAACTGGTGGAAGTTTGTATGTTAGAATATGGAGGACTGTCATTATATCTTTGACAGATCCATTGGTCTCTTTTTTTACTTTTTTCCAATTATAGAATAACATATTATATCAAAATTTTAACTTTTTGTCAAGAAGTATTTTTCTCTGCTATATTGTAATAACTTCATAACCCTGTTTCATATAATACCCCAATCTCGCATTAGCCTGCTTTCTTGCGGTACGACCTTCCAAGTGGATATCAACGATTACTGGCTGCAGTTTGCCCTCATGTAATCTTATTATCCTACCAACAAGCTGTGTGAGTAAGGGCTCGTTGTTCACAGGAGTACCCAACACGAGACAGCTTAAGCAATCCAAGGATATACCTTCAGAAAATATACTTTGAGTTCCAAACAATATGTCCTTCTCCTCAAAAATTTGTTTCATTAATGCTGGTCTGTCTTCGTGTGGTACTTCGCCTGTTACACAAACTGCATTGTCTCCTACCAACTTTGCTGCTCTTTTTAGAAAGTCAACTCTGTCAGAGACTACAAGTACTTTGTGTCCTTTTGCGGCATAGTTCGCCGCTAACATCGCACATATGTTTTGATATTCCCAGTCATATGCAAGCGAATTAATTCGAGTAGCCCATGCTACGTTAGCACCATCTAAAAATCTTACTCCTGATTTTATGATTTCTACTCTTGGTGTTAGATAATTTTCTTTTGGTGGTTTATACACCGTATTACTAAAGTAATCACGAAATACTACATGCCTTCCATCTTTTCTTTGTAGCGTCCCAGTCAGACCGATTTTATATCGAGCCTTGCTTGAGTCGATAAGTCGTGTGAAAGTTGGACTGCTCACATGATGCATTTCGTCAAGTATGATAGTACCGAACTTGTCTGCGATTTTACTTTGATTTCGGTACAAAGTTTGCACGTTACCTATGACAATATCACTATCCATTTCAAATTTACCCGAGCCAATCACACCCGCCGTAACCCCAAAGACTTTCTTTGCTTCTTTTTCCCACTGCGATCTTAACGCAAGTGTATGTGTTACTACTAATGTTTTTTGCTTTAGTTTATTTGCGATAGCTAAAGCCGTAAATGTCTTTCCCCAACTGACCCAAGCGTTAATTATACAACTGTCTTTGATGTCGTCATATACCGATTGCTGGGAAGGTCGTAACTCAAACTTGAAGTCAAAACCTTCAATGGGTGAGTCAACACGCTTGTCGACTATTTCGTAATCATTTGGTATCAAATCCGTTCTTCCGATAGGTATGGTAACTAAACCTTTTCGTATTATTGCCATATTCTTTATGATAATAGGCGGATCTGTTGGACGTCTTGGCGGTATTGAGTATGTCAATTCTTTATCGAGATACAACTGATAACTATCAGTTACTTCCATAAATATTCTGTTACTCAATACTGCCTTCATTTTAATAAACTTTTTAAATACTCTATTATCTCTTTTATAGTTTTTAGATCTTGATCCTTTTCGGTATCGATCTCTATATTAATTTTCATACTTTTCTCCAAGTATCTTTTTTCTTTTCTTCTGTAAATTCATATAAATAGGCAGGAGCATTGCGAATATACAATATTCCTGCATACTTTTCAAGTTGTGTTGGTGGTCTTTGTACTTCAAAATGCCTATCAACTCCATACACCTCTATTAAAGTAGCCACATCTCTTGGTATAATTTTTCTTATCTTATGATATTTCAATTTAGCTGTTATACTTTTCTCATATATAAAAAATCTACCATCTGAGTCGACAAAGAACTTGCCTCTATGTTTTGTTATTCCGACAAAATCTTTTATCATGTGTCTCAAATCATATAAATTTTTCATAGGAGTTTTGAGTCTGCGTTCTCCTATGGTTGCACCTTTTACATTTCTATCATCTATAACTGCTCCTTCACACCAGAGTATGCCGTCCTGACGAATAACTTCATCAGTATGTACGACATAGACTGGAAACTTAATATCAGAGAGTTTCATATTTTGATGCAAATTTACCCATTGAATAGTCTTCTCCTACTTCAAAATCACATCCAATCGGGCAGTTAGGAATACTTATTCCTCTATCTTTTTGTACTGCTTTGAGTAGTATATCTGAATATTGATCTACTAAATCTTCTCTCACTTCTGCAAGAACGGAGTCATGAACAAGTGCGAATATTCTCATATCTTTTTCAAGTCCAAGATTTTTGA